AAGGCATACTTAGTATCCAATAGTAAATAAAAGTCCCGTATAGGGGGTGTTTTGAGCCTTATACGTGCCTCTATGGGTCTGGTATGACTACATTAAGCTCAATAGCACTCCACCGCACCAATTCTTCAATAAAATTACTAAATTCCTTACGTTCAAGAGATTTGGTTGATTCTATATTAAAGTGATTCTTTATAGTCATGTGCATTTCTTGTTTAGTATATCCGAGTTCTTCGCTTAATATATTAATTATATTCCAATAGTAATTATTCTGTTGTCCCGATCTTACCCCAACCTGACTTAGTGTGAAATAATATTCCCCATCCTCTACTTCAACAGTAGGGGTTATTATTATACCATTCTCTACTCGGCAGTGCAGTCTGGACATATACCCATCTTCCACAAAGGTTCATCTGCTGAGAACCATAACTTACCTTCAAATATTTCCCATTTACACTCACAAACAGGACACCAACTCAAGTCTTGGTCTGCCCTTACTTCATCATATTTGTGGTTCTCTCTCTCCTTCTTCTCGATAACCTGATTGCCGAGGGCATCTATAACCCATTGGATAGAATCAGATTTTTTCCATTCTTTCTTCAATGATACCCCCTAATAGAAGTAAGTAGTTTCTGGCATCCTGTATCCTGCCCATAATAGGCTCTGAGGATGACTCTGTACCTGTGAGTACATAATTTCTTATAGAATCCATGTGTTTTAATAGATAAGTTAATGCAACTTGCTCAGATGATATGTTAATTCTATCTGCTATGCTCTTGAAATTCTTAAACTTATCCTCATCGCTAACCGTATACTCCTTGCCCTTATCAAGCATAATACGGTTTTCTTCTTCCTGCATGGACTTAGCCCATTTTATAAAGTCTTTTACTTTCATACCAACTCACACCACCCATTAGATAAGGCTATTTCCACATCTTCTTTTATCATTAATCGGATGGTTATTCCATCTTCAAGATTCACTCTCCAAAAGTTACACTTGCTTACCAATGGCTTTACCATAACACCTTCTTCTAACATCGTTTGTGTTCTCATCTGACACCCCCTTTTACTGTTGCTATAACAACATTGCCATATTGTACATAAATTTCATATTCTAAATGATATTGTGGGATTGTTTTGGTTCTCATAGTTTTTAATATGACATCCATTCCTAAATCATCATAGTCTTTTAACTCTTTTATTAAGTCATTTACTTGCATTCTTACGTTCCCTTCGTTTCTTGGCTTTCCACTCAGCAATCTCTTTTCTCTTGATTACCTTCAATTTTTTTCTCTGTTTTGCTTTGCGATTAGGCATAATAAAAAATCAATCTACTTATCTAAATTTTTATGGGGAATGCCAACCACGACATTACACTCATATACAACCTGATTCGTTCTCTACAACCACGTTATTAAGTATTATCCCCATAATTTTAATAATATCCACGCTGGTAAACTCATTATAACAAGGATTACCTGCATTAGCCATATAAATCCAATTACTTTAAGTGCTTTTATCATAAATCCTCTCGACTCTAACCTTTTTTTCTTTCAATGGGCATTTTTTCATAAGTTCTATACGATTTTCACCCGTTTTGAACCCACAATATATCCCTGATGCGAATGGACATATTTTGCTCTTTAAGGTGCAATATCCAAACACATATCATCCATACATGGTTCACATATATACACATCACCGCAATGGGTACACTCCCCTTCGTCTACAGTATCAACCAACCTATTAACAATATTACTAATATCTGCCATTTTCACCAAAAGTTCAGCTTTGGTCAGGGGTAGTAATTCCATTTCGGTGTGTCCCCAGATTGACATAAGACCATCTCTAACTTTATTTTTCATAACATCCTCCCAAGTAAAGATTCAACATCCCCGTCTTTGTACTTCATTATTAAATTCTTTCTCCCTTTTAAATCATCATACCATTCCTGTCCACGCTTCTCTATTGCCCATTCCACAAATTCAGCGGGTGTTTTATGGGCAGAGAACTTGGATGAAAACACATGGCATCCGACACATAGACAAAATCCATTATCTACATCCCACCTGACTGACCTGACTGACCGTGAATAGAAATGATGAGCATTTAAGGGAGATGTTTTATGACACTTCTCACACATCCCATATTCACGGACTTTGCTACTCCACGCTAAGTCGAGTTTCTTAGTCAGGCTCTTCTTCAAAAGGGTAGGTCTTCCTTCTTCTCAGGTATTTTCTTGCCATCAAGAACATTCAATAGGCTTTCCATACGGTCTTTAACTTCACCGTAGTTCAATTCCTCGCAAACTCCCATAGATTGCACGGCAAGTTTCAGACATACCTGACGATGTATATCTTTAGTCCTGTCGTCTGTGGTTGTAGCTTTATAAGAGCCACTTACACTTGGGGGTGGTGGTGTGTTTCTGATTGGCGTACCTTCTTCTGGTATGACATTCCAGCCAAACTTACCTGCTTCGTATTCTTCTTTTCGGATATTGATAGAATCACCCTTGGTAAAGTTCCGCAACTTTTCATGCAGGGCATCTGTGGCAAATAATCCAGTCTCTTCACCACCATGCTCAAAGGCATACAAGTGGTACATACCATAACTATTTGTTCCTTCGATTGGTGTATCGTAAAGAAATTTAACCACATTATCCGTATTGGCTTTTATTTTTAAGGTATTTCTTTCCATTTATTCTCCTGTTACTTGTTTAATAAATTCTGGTGTCATAAGGCTTTTAGAGGAAGTTTTATCTTCCATTGCGAACCCGCTAAGATAGGCATCCCTATTTTTATACTTATCAAGATAATATTTGATTCCATCCACCGCATCATCGTATTCATTTCTTGGGAAAGACATGGAGCCTTCAGAATACTCGTCGAATCCATCCCACGATATTGTGAACCAATATAACCCAGAATCACCCTTATACATCTTTTTTCTCGATTGTACAAGAGTGTCTTTCGAGGAATCTAAAGAGATGTTCTTTTATCCAATTTATTTCTTCTTTTGACATTTCTTTTGGGAATCCTATCTTGTAAGAGCCTGTTATTTCTTCTTTATCCACACCTAATATTACCATATATTAATCTAAGAACCAAGAGTTATCTTGGCAATGGTCTCATTAGTTTTTTTCTATCGTGGACAGATAATTCGCTCTGCAATTTTCTCGATAATGCACCACAGTCATCACATCTGTAAGATTCATACCTGTTTGCCATTGTGGTATAATAACCACCATTAGCATGGACATCATCACTACCACAAGATGGGCATACTTCACCATCCATATATACTCCGACATTCGGGTGGGATTTAATCCAAGGTCTTAACTCAAGATATACCTCTTCTAATAGCCGTACATCTTCTTCGTTATATTCAAGCATATTGTGGAGTGCCTTGGGGTCGCCCCTTAAACAATCAGTCCACAACTGAAAGTTTGTACTTATTTTACCTTTATTTGTCATAATCTGCCCTAAATAATCTAACCTATTAGATGAGAAGGCAAAATTACGCTTGGCAACCTTTAGAGTGTCGATTGATTGGTATGGGGAAGGGGGTAGAAAACCGTTCATGTGGAATCTCGTATTGAGTTTTTTGAGATCAAATTTATCACCATTATGGGCAATCACTACATCTGCTTGGTTGATTAAGTCCCATATACCACCCAATACTCTCTTATCATCCCTGTTCATAGCTTCTTTAGAAGTTTGAATATCAGATATAACACCCGAATCACACAACCATTTAGCCGACCAAGACAAGACATTCCAATCTTTTATTACATTGCCGTGCTGAATATATTTATTCCCGAATAAACCCCACACATATACTTCCATTGGGGTTGTTTCTATATCAAACAGAAGGATTTTAACCCCTTCGGGTGATAGATAGAATGAGTCCCATTGACCACAATCCACACATCTCGTCCTCTGTTTGCCGTTTCTGATACCTCGTTTATTTACATTTCTGTGTTCACATTTCATATTGACTCCGCTTGTAACCATTTATTAAGTGCTTTCTCCCATACATCGAATGTAACCTCACCTTTCTCATACCTAACCCAGACTGCATCAAATTCTTCCTGTAGTCGTTTCCGCATTCGTCTAATCCGATAGTCCATTGTAGGTTTGTTTTTTATTTTCTCTATTGCTTTAAAATAATGGCTTTTCGTCTTGTTTAAAATATTCTCCATATTTGCCGTTCCTTATATTAAAATTTAACTTACCTATACCCGTGTATCCGTTTTTGTATTGGAAACGAATCTTTTGCACATGAATCCCTACATAATCTTCATCTTCATCCTTATGCCTATGTACTGTTATACAGTTATCTGCTTTATTATAAAAGTTAGCACTTCCGCTTATATCATGGGGCGTTGGGACAACAACCTTCCTATTGTTATCACTCTCCATCTTTCTTGGGTGTGCCACTACCCATATATGAATCTCATGTATCTTTGCGAATGTATTTAGACTCGCAAGTATCCGAGATACATAATTAGTCTCGTTCTCTGAGTCTCGAAATTTATGCTCAACTGTATTCCACGGGTCAATTACAAGTCCATTCAAACCATAACGGAAATTTAATATTCTCGCTTGGTCTAATATGCTCTCTATGGTAACAGAATCTTCCTGAGTCCCAATGAACTTAATGTGATCGTTTAATATACCCATAGAGTTACGTGCAGTCTCTTCGTCTATTCTCTCGTCTCCCCAGAACGCTTGCCCCGTAAATTTACCAACTAATTTCAGAAGGTGATGTTTTACTGGGAAGTTCTCTGCTGAGAAGATACCGAACTTCCATCCATAATCTTGAATCATATTAATCATCAGGGCATCCATCCACTCGCTCTTGCCCATATTAGGTACACCCGTTACAACGGTTACTTCAGAAGGTGAAACCCTGTAATATTCATCTAATCCAGACCATCCTGTAGAAAGACCCTTAGAATCTGGCTTATTTAATAAATCAATAGCATCCTCGAGGACATCGCTGACAAGTACAACACCATCTATCGGGTAAGGGTGGGCATCTGTTATAATCTCAGTAATCTTATCTTCACCGTATTTCATAAGAACTTCATTCATATCCTTACAGTCGGTGGGATAGGTTACTCGATAACATTTCTCTCTGCCTATCCTTCGAGATAATTCATCTCGCATGGCATGACCAGCGGGGTCGTCATCCATAGCCAGTATAACGGTGGTTGCTCCCATAAGGTGTTCTTCTGCTGATAGTAAATAAGAGAATTTCCTATCGCTTGGATTGGAATTGGGTGCTATTGCCCCATCAGGAACACTAACTACATTATTATAACCCGCCTGTACCATCGAAAGGGCATCCATTTCCCCCTCTGTGATTATAACAGCTTCCATCCCGACCATGTGGTCAAACCGATAAAAACATTTCTCAGCATCCTTAGATTGACGATATTGTTTATCCGAAGTCCTGCTCTTTATATTTACAACCTCACCACCCTTATAAAAGGGGAATTGAATCCATCGGTCTTTATAACCAATACCAGCATCACAAACCACCGCCTCAGATATACCCCGTTCCTCAAACCATTTTACAACCTCTTTAGGCAGATCGGTCAATGGTTCTTCTGGCTTTATAATCGGTCTCTCTATTGGTGTTCTGGTCTTGTTTATGCTCCCCTTCCATCCACAATGGTGGCATTTATAAACACCCTCATCTATGTTAACACTAAGGCATTGGTCTGAAGATTTACGCCTATCGTTAGAACACTTAGGGCATTGTGTTTTTTCCTGCCCAGAAGTATGCCTTAGATTAATCCCTAATTCGTCGAAGGTCATAGGCATTCTGGACAAGTTTGATTTAACATTGGTAATCTATTAAAATTATCATTGTCGATATAATAGAATCCATCTGCATCCTTACCCCACGGCTCACCACATTCGCCACATCTTTTTGGCTGAGTTTGGGTGAATTGCCTTTTGTGTTTGTCTCTACCCTTCTGGACGGCTTGTTTTTTATCACCATTCAAATCGAACCAATCTTCACCAAAATAATATACAAGTGACTCTAAAGAGGATAAATATCTCTTTTTATATTTATGTTCTTCCGAATCCCTCGTTATACCTGCTGACGGTGATATTAGACCCAACCTTACTTGATTTCGTATTTCGGGGTTTCTTAGACCCCCCCATTGTGTTTCCATTTTATTCTCCTTTAGAATATGTTAATATCTATCTCGGTATCTTCATATATACCCCTACTGCTCGGATAACAACTATCATCCAATTTTACATATTGGCATTTTTCTGCACCCTTTTTTCTCCTCTTGACATAAACACCTTCAATCTCATATTCAGCCAAGACATCAAAATCAACTTTTTCATCGTTCCATTTAGTGTCCCTCTCGTACCGATATAAGTTTGGCTTGCCATCTATGTCAATGGAAAATGTTATTTCCTTGTCGTCAAAATCCAGTTTATAGTCTTGTTTTTCTAAGAACCACTTGGATATAGCCTCTGCAAACTCCCATCCGTCTATTTGTAGTCTCATCTTATTCTCCTTTAGTTAGTGTACTTGATTTGTAAATTGGCAAATTTAGTCTGCCCATTTTTACTTTTTGTTCTTAAAGTTCTGAGAGATAATAAATTAGATGACCAAAAATCATCATCCGTTGCCCACCTTATAACATCCCTAACTTCCTTCTCACCCCACCCATCTATAGTTATAAGATCGAATAAGGTATTTACAGAGCCGACTGTTAGTGTATTATCATCAAACCAATCTGACTTTATATGATTAGGGAATTGTTTATGTTTGGCAGTATAAAAATCCGTTACTATCTTCTTGAGATATTCCATCTGCCCCTGAGTAATATTTTCATTGTATTTAATTTGATGCCTCTTATTAGAGTATATATATCTTATATTATTATTTATAATAATAGCATCGCCTGTGTTTGATATGGCTTTAGCATTGCCACCCTCTGAAGAAGTACCAGAAATGGCATCTACCCCACCTTGTGTATTTGATACGGCTTTTTGTAAATTCTCATTACCCCCACCTTGTAGATTTGACACGGCTTTTAGCATAATATATCTTTTTTTGAATTTTTGGGTGTTTTCTTCCTTCTCAATTATAACATCAATGTAATCAAGTTCCCTAAGTTTAGTCATTGATGCGGATACTGTAGCCTTCGTACATCCAGTAACATTGGAAAAGTATATGTTATTCTTAATACATACCCCCCTGTCATCAAGGTTGGCAGTAATCTCACAATAGATCAGCTTATCCCTCGGTGAGAGGTCTATATTGTGTCTAATGGGTTTCGGAATATATCCTATATAACTCATCTAATTCCTCTGAAGAACGGGGGCGGAGAAAGGAGGAAACCGCCCTGAGTCCGTTCATAAAATCGGTTTAACGCATTTGTCAAAATAATCACATTCCTTTCCATCTCTTAAAAGACATAACTTGCCTTCCTTTTCACTATCTACCCATTGCTCGAGGTGTACTCCAATCATTACACCAAGACAAATATAACCTGTGGTATAATTGGCACAATGTTTGGATGGTAGAGTATTTTCCTTCTTTTTCATAGTTTACATTAATACTTATTGGGTAATAATACAACAGACAGTGTGGCAGAAAAGTACGCCACTATTACGCATTATATAACTCCAAATCATCTTCAAGTTCGTTAATATACTCCCAACATTCTTCAAGTTCATTATTGGCATCGTGGAGTTTGCTATATGCCAGAATTATACCGCACCAAAGTCCAAACAAAAATCCTACAGTAGCTACCCAAAACATATTCATTTTAATACTCCTCAATTATAAAACGCTGACTATTAATTGGGATAACTATAGTCTCATCAATATCCTCATAGTCATCATAGTCTGTATTGTGATCTGCATTAAATTCCTCAATGCTATCATATTCTGTATATTCACAGGCAAATGCTACTGCATCGAGTTCCACGACATCACTTTCATTAAGATGTAAGAATAGTTCACTCAGTCCATTATAACTGAACCTATCCTTTAACCCACTCCATTCAAAAGCACGTCTAAATTGATATTCATCTATTGTCTGTATCATTTTTTCCTCCAAAGTAATGTTATAATTATAAGTGTTATCATCCACATCGTATTTATAAGTACGAATGGGTTTAGTATGTAATCAATCATAACGCCACCTCTTCTTGTTCATCTTTGATAGCATAATTCAAAAAATCACGCAACCCTACCAATACACCTAAATTACAGTCCTCAATCTGAAACAAATCTTCACCACTATTTGATATTTTTAGGTCAAAATAACGACCAAAAGAAATCCTTAATTTGAGCCAACCAACTAAATCTTCATCATTATCCCTTTCACCAAGACATATCTCTACTGTCTTAAAATCTGTTCCATTGGTTTCAAACCCATCACCGTATCTACCGTCAATATAATTACACTCAGGTTTAGCTTGTTTTTCTTTTACATCCATCACACCACCCCACTTTCTTCTAACATCGCTAAGACATCTCCATAGGCTTCTTTAAATGTTAGCTTTGGTTTTTCGTTCTCATATAGCTTTTCTAATAACCACGCCACTTCTTCTTGGGGCGAATCACATTCATAAACTATCCATTCTGCTATTTTTTCATAGTTATTCATTATCTTCTCCTTTTGGTTGAGTTATAACTCCACTCTCTATTAACTGGTTCGCCATCCTACCAAAGAATCCCTGTAAAGTCCATGCCAACCCTGTATTAACAAGATGTTGCCATGCCTCTATTACTTGATCCTCAGAGTCAGCCTCTATGAACCCTTCTGCAATGCCTACTGCATTATAATTACTCATTTCTATCTCCTTTTATTAGATGTTTAATATATAACTTCAATCTCAATAATTGATAGGTTATATAATTCTCATTTTCCTTCAATAGGTGATACTTGTCGCTTATTATCATGGATTCTAAAATAAGTTTCTTATCCATTGATTCAGTATTTCTATTTATCATTTTTATCTCTAAGATATTTTAAGATTGTACGTCTCAAATCAGCACTATGCTCCTGCTCATGGATATAATCATTGTGCAATCTACCATAAGATCGGTATAATGTTGCCAAAAATATAGTTACAACTATAGAATAAGCTATTATTAAGTGATTCATATTAATACTCCTTTTATCTTTAGTCGGTTATAATTGTTTTCTTCTGCCCACTGTTTACCCTTAGCCATTAGTTTATCTTTATTAACATATCCCTCACATTCGTAAAGTATCTCCTCCATATAACTGGGTTCACCTATTTTACAACCATATAATAAAGTAACTATATTCTCCTGTCTATAGTGTGAATTTATTTTCATAGTGTTATCCTTTCTTTTATTATTACTTTAGTATTGTAAGTATGATACATTAAGTGTACATAATCTTTAATCTCTCCTACTGCACCCTCCACAACTAATTTATTATCGTTGCCATACATTAAATACCAATTTACTATGTTTCCGTCTATTACGTATTGTTCATAATCTGAATATATTGTTTGTTGTTTCATTTCATTTCTCCTTTTTTATTAATACGATCTTAAAATATAATTAGCTTCAGAAGCCAACTCATCCACATTCATTTTATTTAATGAATCTTTTAGAATTTCCGTTACATAACCTTTATTGATTTTATAAAAGTAGTAATTTTCATCCTCATTTATTAATTCTGCATTCGCATATCTATTAAAATGCTTTATTAAACAGAATAATTTATTTAAGTTAATCATTTTCATTTTCCTTTTTTTTATTTCCAAATAACTATTCGAGTTTATAACACTTGAAATATAAAAGTCAATACTTTTTTTATAAATATTTCTTTTCACGTCATAAAAATAATTTTGTAGAGTCAAAAATATAACCCAAAATATAACAGTGAAAATATAACATCTAATATATAACCCATTATATAACAACCTATTGATAATTGGTTGGAATCTCGAAAATTGATAAAATCCCAAAAATGGATATTCATACGTCTAATTTCGCTCATATTGGCTCGAAATGGGGTCAAATTGGGGTGATCATGTCTTATTGGGGTATTGATACCATTAATTGATAAAAGTGGTGTAAAAGGTGCA